TATATGACCAAACAATCTTAAACTTTCTATTTCTGCGGCAAAATGTGACTGGCAGGACAATTTGATATGTTCCCGCATCTGAGTCTAACTTTGTTGCAGTTATTGTTGTTTGAACTGTCGTTGGAAGAACAGTAGGACTAATCTTGACGTCTGAGGTAATATCATATACAGTCGCTACTACGCTTCCATCTGCATCGATAATTTCTCCGTCATAAAAGATTTTTGTCTTAATTGGTGAAGTTTGATCAATATATATCTCTGCCATTATTTACGTTTTAGATTAGCTATAGAAGTCTTGTGCTTCCTTTGGTGTAGCTGGTCTAAAACCCTCCTCTTTATCAAAGATCGCTTGTGCTACGTCTGAAGACATTGCTACAAATGGGTGCGCTTTGGTGAATGTTTTTCCCATAATATCATAACGGAAGTTTTCTCTAGTCATTCTAACAAGAACCATATCGTCTGTGATTTTCTGGTTCTTATCAAATCTAGGAAGGACTTCAATTTCTTCCGCCTCTTCCTCAATATTTTTAATTGTTTGTTCGTACACTGCCCATGTTACGCCTTCTTCTGCTAGGGCTGCAATAATATCGTTCTTGTTCTTTAAGCTGGTTGTTTCAACTGCAAAGTCCTCTGCAATTTTTTTTAGTTCTGCTACCTTTAGGGTGTCGAATGACATCTTATATTCTCCTTTTTCTAGGTCAATTAATTATAGCATTAGTAAATTAAAATGAGAAGCCCCCAAAATTAATTGGGGGCCTCTCTTGCGGATTTAATCCTAAATTATGAAGCTACTTTTACGTTCTTCACTACGACCCAAGCATCTGCTTGTTCGATCTGGACGCCAACACGAGTATACATTGTGTACTCAATTGAGTCCTTACGTGGCCAGAAGAAACGGTAAACAGTTACATCACGCTTAATTCCAACAACTACGTTGTTAGGGAATGTTAAGTGGATATCTCCGTGGTTTCCTGTCTCTCCTGAATAGTCGCCGTCCTGTGCTTCGTTTAGAAGTGGAACTTCAACAATTGGAATACCAAATGCATAAGGTGCTACGTAACCTGCTGGTCCTGAGACTGGCTGTACATCACCACGGATGATGCTTGAAGCAATATCCTGTGGAATTGTCTGGTTAGTACCAATGCTGTTTGCATATAGGAAGTCCTGGATCAAGTTTGATCCAACTAGGAAGCGAAGGTCTGCACGACGCTGCTTGTACTTACGTGGAAGATCCTTTAGTGCAGAGTTAAATGCTGCACGAGAAATTGCTGCTCCACCGTGATCTACAACGTGACCGTATGACTTAGCCTTCTTTACGACGCCATCAAATGCCTTGTATAGGTTATCTGATGATAGTGCTGTGTTACCGTTTAGGATAACATCTTCAATGTCGTTTCCTGCTTGTGTTGCCATCATTCTGGCAATATGATCTTCTAGATCTGGACCTTCAATGTTGTCTTCTAGAGACTCTGTTGAAAGTTCCCAATCTAAACGAAGCTTCTTTGTTGTCAAAGAAATCTTTGAGAATGAGACTGCTGAGTTGCCACCAGTTGTATCAGCTTCGGTTGCTAGAACCATAAGCTTTTCTCCTACTGACATACGGTCAATCTCTGTTGTATCTGCTCTCATTCTTACTGTACGGGCGACTTTACCAATTACGGTTGCATCGAACATATAGTCAAGGAAGCGAGCCGATTGCTCTGGGTTAAGGAGTCCACCTTCACCCTCAGAGCCGATGTGTACTCCGCTAGTAGCTACTGCGGAACCTGTCATGTTACCTGTAACGTGTGTGTTAGCAGCTACTGACTTTTCTAATAATTCATTGCTCATATATTTTCACCTACCTTTGTTTATCTAATTAATTCGTTTACGGAACCGAGGAAAGAACCGTTCCATTTTGATTTCTTTATTGTACTTACTTCCTGAGACCCGCCAAGGTCTGAGGACTTCTTAATTGCAGTCTCACCTTCTACTGCATCGACACGCTTTTGTACGCCATCAATCGTGTTTCTGATATCTTCAACAGCCTTTGAAAGGACTGCGTGTTGTTCTGCTAGCTCTGTGATTCGGCCATCAATGCTCTTGCTGAAAGTTTCAACTGTTTCTGTAACAGTCTTAACCTGCGCTGCATTTGCATCTGTAGCCTTGCTTAGAGTTTCTGAGAAAAAGCCTTTAAGATCGCCCAACATCTTTGCAAAATCAGGTTCATCAACCTCAACTTCTGATACGTCGGCTGCTTTTTCCAGAGTTTCAGCAGAAGCGTCTGCTACTGCATCTTCTGCAGGAGCTTCTTCAGCAGCTGGTGTTTCTTCAACAACAGGTGCTTCTTCAACAACAGTCTCTTCAACTGTAGTATTTTCTGTATTTTCTGACACTTCATTACCTCCTTCTGCGTTTGCCTGTTTTGCAATTGTTTGTGTTTCAGGCAACGTGGATCTTGACTTGTATAAATCAAGAATTCTATCTATCTCTTTTGACTTGTTTACATCTGATGATTCTACCCAACCGATTAAAGTTGCTGGCTTACCAGAAATTGGTGAATCTAATGTCTTGTCTGTTGATACAAAAACAGAGTTACTTTCTTCGCAATAGAAAATATTTTCTGTAACTACATCTGCCGCCATACCTTTAAATATCATCTGTCCGTTCATCTTCTCAATTGATAGGATGTTGCAAAGTTCATTTGCTGGTGAATCTACAATTGAAAGTTCAACTAGTTCATAGTCTTTAATGAAACGAACTGTCTCACCATTTGACTTGTTAACTTCGTTGTCTGATTCTAAAATTTTTCCGCCGATTGAAAATCCTGCTAGGGTGCCATCTAAAACCTTTTCCCATGTGTCTTGTGCGCCTTTTGAAATATAAGATGTAACATAAACACCGTTATAGAAAGCTTTTGAAATTGGGTCATAGAAAGTTTCTGGCTTAAATGATACAACCTTGCCAACTGCAAGTGGCTGATGCATTTCTCTTAGATTCCCACGGAATCTTTCAAATGCTTTCATGCTGGCCTCTGCTGTAACTACATCGCCAGTTTGATCAATATTGTCTAGTGTTGCAAATCCTGATACAGTTCTCTTCTCACGATTTACTTTTGTAAATGGGACTGCAAGATGGAGGTTATTTCCATTTGAAGACCAGTTAGATTTTTCAATGTTCATATGCTTAATTTTATCTATTTGTAGATAAAAAGGCAAATAGTGGTTGAGTAAATTTATTCAGCCGTTCTTCCGTCGCCTTGAGCATTTCTGCCTTCCCCTGAAATATCTGGAGAATTAGCTTGTCTTTCTTGCTCTCGTCGACGAGTATTATTTGCTTGGCTTCTGATTTCAGCCTGTTGCTGTGGCTTTAATTCAACCATATCATCTCCGCCGTCTAAAGGTATCATCCCTCTTCTAATTCTAACTTCATTAGGAGTAATTACCTGCATTCTTAAATATCTCTCATCAATCTTAGATTGAGTATCCTCGTCTGTGAGAGTTAATTCATTAAATTTAAGAGAAAGGGCGTCTGTCTTTTCTTCAATAATTTTATTTAATTTCTTCTCTAATGTCATTTGTGATGGACGGCAAACCTGCTCTTTAAATGTTTTATCAGCATCTCTTGCTACCGCTAAATTGACTCCTTCTGGGGTTCCAATTTTATTAATTGGTACACGGTGAGCCAATAGAATTTCATCTCTATTTGCTTTACGATATACGTTAAATGATGATTCTTGGGCACCCGCCTCAATCGGCTCCATTTTAAATTCAACCTTTGAGTCTGGTGAATCTGCTGGAAGCGGGATATAAAGGGATCTGTGATTCTTTCCTCTAAGCCCTACCTGGAAAAACTCAAGGAGCTTGCGCTCTGATTCTGGAGAAAGCTTTGCTCCCTTTACTGTAATAATATATCTTGGGACAGCCTTATTTTCAAAATAGTCTAGGTTATATTTACCAGCAAATTCATTTCCAGCCAACGCATTTTGTGCGGCAACAATATCTGGAATACCGTAGTAGTTATTTGTTGGTGTGTATTTTTTTATATGAATAACTTCATTTGGACGATCTTCTTGTCCAGCAATTGGATTTTCTGTTTCCATGTCTCCAAAGTTACGGAAGAAAACAGCCTTGCCATAAAGCAATTGGATAAATCCATCACGCAATCTACGCACACGCATTGTCTTTGCTGGTATGTGGCCAATGTAACCAATATTACCTGCAGTTGTTCGGCTAATTTCAATGTAGCCATTTCCAGTTGCTTCGTAATCTGTGTATGCCTTGATAAGAGTTTGTGTAAATGTATCTTCATCATTTGTTGAATCAATCCATAGCTGTAAATCTTGCTTTAGCTTATTAAGTTTTCTACGTGCCCGCTCTAATTGTTTTGGATCTTCAATTGAATCAAATGCGTCGTTTGTCTTTTTTGTTTCTGTAAAGTCGTAACCGAGTCCAACAATGTTTGCAACCTTTGCATTAATTGCTGCATAGTTGTAAGTTGAAATTTCATAAATTCGTGATAAATATTCTAGGTTATATGGTGGTTCAATAAGATCAAATAGTGCATAACCTGTTACTGCCTGCGCTAATAAATTCTGTTGTGTTCCAGTTTCTTCTCTACCAGTAAATGCTTTAGATAATTCTCTTCCCATTTTACGACGAAAAGCTGGGCTTAGTCCAGAGACTTTCTTTAGAGAATCTTCCTGCATCGTAAACGGATCAGATGGATCCATGTCTAAATCTTTCTTTAATCTAAAAAGATCAGATGCAGAAGAAATTTCAATTCTGTCTGTTGATTCTGAATCACTGTCTTGTACAAATTCCATAGCGGTCTCCTTATTTTGGAAGAATTAACTTCTTCATTTCGTCTTTATGGTTTCCAACATCTAAAGGATCTGGAATTAGTCCCCACTCAAGTCTTTTTTGTTGATACTCAAATTCTTCGTCATCAATTTTTCTACGACCTGAAAGAAATTTTGGTTGCCCCTCATATATTCCATAGGAGCTAACTTCATTTACAAGGGCTTCAATTTTGGTTTTATTGCCTTTCATTGATGTAACTGAAAGGAAATTTCCCTCATCATCGCCGACCCATCTACCGTCTGGCATTTCCCATACATATATGCCAAGCCTAGTCTCTTCGTCTAGAACCTGAGTATTAATCTTATTGATGTCCATAGAGCTTTATTTTACCACTCTTTGCTGTTTAAGTCCAGCTTTTTGTCACACAAGATGACAAAATTATATACTTTGGATCACAACCCAGTCATTATTATAGACTTCTACGCCATCTTCTGTCAAGGTGAGTGACGAATCGTCTGTTACCTCAATTGACCTTGATGTATATAAACTATAATGTTGAGCAGCCTTTGTTACATCAAATGCGCTTTCATATAT